TGTTGTGCAAGTGTTTGTTCTAAGGTGAATAATGTATTTATACCTTGATTGCTTCCTTCTTCAAAATCAGTAACAGACATTACTTTTCTATAATCCATCACATCATAATCAAACATGTTATTGTATTGAGTTGCATTTTCTATGTTTTGACATTGAGAAGATATCTTTCTTTGAGGAGACATTTTAAAATGCGCACTCAGCTGAGGATTGTATGATATAAATTGATTATATATTTCAGAGTTAATTATTTGCATTTCGTAAATTCCATCTGATGCAACTGCAGAACTCAATGCACTACTCGCTGAAAAATAAGATTGTGGAATTGAAGATAATGATACATACAATGCTTCTGGAATATCAACAGTAAAATCTGGATTTGATCTATTTGGTTGTTGTAATTTTTGACTCAATGTAAATCCAGTATTTGCAACTGTAAATAAATGATCAAGCCTTATACCTTTGTTTGATTCGTATAAATTACTATCAAATATCAAATATTCTTGAGTGTAACCAGCATACTTTGTAAAAAACTCAACTGCCATTGAAATAGAATCATATAATTGATCAGGATGAATTTCTACATTTATAATTGGATGTCCCAACATTCTCATGATACGCTCTCCCAATTGCTGAAAACATTCTATCTTTGAATTTAAATTCGTTGACATGAATGCTGATATCGGACTTATTTGGCACAATTGAGACATAAATGTATTTAATCTATTGCTTTAATTAAATAATATTGTGGCAATAACCGATAATAATGGAACTTTCTATTTTCCGATATCTTGCGGAGTTCTTAGTCAAATAGGTATCGATTTACAAGCAAATAATGGTTCCAGATATTATTATCTCTCAGCCAATGATTTTATTTTATGGGGACAATCAACCAGATATAATCATGTATCTTCAAACAATGGAACAACGTATTATTTTTATCAATGTGTTGATGCCAGCACACCAGGATTTAATTTCGCATCAAATAATGGAACTGGATTTTATTATTCATCCTCATTCAATTGTGTAAAATTTTGTAGTTAAGCTGGGGTTCCTTCTCCAGGTGGTGGTTCTGTATTAGTTTCTCCTCCAAATGGTTCTTCTTGAGGAGGTGGTGCTCCTGTCTCTCCACCAATTGCCGCTGGACCTCCTCCAAAATCAGGAGGCATTCCACCACCAATACCGCCGCCCATTTCTGGAGCTTCTCCAGCCGCCGCTGGTTCTGCAGCACCTTGTAATAATTGTGCTTTCCAATTTGGTCCAGCTGATGAAATTTGTTGAAGTTCCCAAGTAAATGCAGCATCAGATCGTCTAAATTCTCTATCAGCCAACACATCTTTATCACTCCAGCCCAAATATTTTTTCTTTGCAAAAGTGTCAGAAATATTTTGTGTATTCATAACACTACCATACATTTCAACTTTCAATTGTTTCTTTTGATTTTCTCTCATTTCGAAAAATGTTCCAGGTGGAACAAAAGAAATATCGATGTTTTGTTCTTCGACATCATATTCGTCGAACATTCCACGAAGTTTGATGTGAGTAATAAATCCTTTTTTAATAGCTGCTGCAAATTTTTGTTGTTGGCGAACTATCATTTTTGCAAATTTCAATTCTTCATTTAAAATTTGAGAACCGTCTGATAATCCGCTATCATCTTTCAATCTACTTGTTGGTACTTTTAAAGAACGATAAAGCTTTCTAAGGAACCAATCCAAAACATCTAAATTGCCATCGCTTGGTTGTCCTCCGAAAGTTTGAACTGATGTAGCTTCTTGACCTTGACGTTTTGCAAACCAATAACTATCCAACATTGACTGTGGATTATATTTTTTAACAATATCATTTTGATCAGAATCAAATGTTTTTGTAGACCAATATTGTTGTTGTAATTTACGAAGATATGATTCTGCTTGTGGAACTGGCATTCTACCAACGTCCACATTAAACATAAAACGAAGAGGAGCGTGTACTAATCTATGTATAACAACACTATCTTCAATCATTGATAATTGACGATATGCGCGTCTGCAATTTTCAACAAATGGAACTACAAATTCTTTTGTTTCATTGTAAGCTTCGTTGTTGACATATATAATTTGATTTTCTTCAAATGGTATATATTCAAATCTTTCAACTTTTTTCGGATCGTTTGGATCAAAAACAGGTTTTTTATATAAAAATCCTTTAATCAACATGTTTTGTATATTAGCATATACAGGATCTATATTATCGGCTGGTAAATTTTGAACAGCTAAAATGCCTTGTTTTGTATAATCTTCGTGGATTATATTTTCAAAATACAGTTCACCTTCTATTAAGAATTGTCTAAAATATCTCCATCCTTTATTTTTAAAATCAAAATGATCTATAAATTTATCAAATTCGTCGGCTATTTTTTCTTTTTCAATAGACTTTAAATTATCATTTACAAATAAAAGTTTCAATATATTTGAATTTTCATCATAATTTACACACTCGTCGCAAATTTCATCTAATGCATCTGAAACTTCAGAATATGCAGCTATTGATCTATAATCTCTTAATCTTCCTGGTTTATCTTCTGAAACGGTTGCATACATCACATCACCGAATGATGAATCTTTATGCATCATTCCATATGCAGTGTTATTAAAATCGTTGCTTAATGCTATTGAATTTTTGGAAATTGCTTCCGCTCTTCGCATTCCAACCTTTTTGAAATACTTGTATTTTGTATTTTTATTTTCGTCAGAATCTAAAATATCATAAGAATTTGTACTTCTTGAATTCAAATAAGAAGTCATGGATCTGTCAAAAGTTGCACTTCTCCCATCTCTGGATACAAAATTTCTATTTGAATTTGCTGTTGTGGAACTGTCAGACCCTGCCATATATCTTATTTAGGCTAAATTACTAAATATCAATTCCGAATTATACTAATAAAAATAGTTTATCATCTATTCGCAATCTGCTCTATAGTGTAATATGTTGGTTTCATATTAGTAGTAATACCCGCTAATTGATCTGCTTTGTCTATTAAGTAGTTTATAGCTCCCGAAAGTGCTGAAACAATAGCACCTCTACCTGTAAAGGAAAAAGTAATGCTATAAACATAAAGTTTATCATTACAGAATAATAAATGAGAATTGCCACTGTCACCGTCCCAAATAGTATACCCTGATCCTCCAGCTCCCATCACATCCCAATTTAAAAACGGGTTTGCGCTTTGAGATTCCCATGCTGTGGTCATATTTAAAAAGTTAGTTGAACTTATAGTCATCTGAATATCGCTCGCACTAACCGCATTTGGATTTGATGACCCAGTAGATCTACCTGGAGCTTGCGTACACAAAAGTGTAGGTATAAATTGTTGATTTAATATTTCTCTTTCTGTTGGAGTAATCGCTGCTATCGGCATTACATGAATACCAGATAAAGATACATCTCTATCAAGTACAACAATACCAATATCTGTATATAGACTATCTACTGAGGAGAGCGATGCTATTGGAAAATCATTTTTATACGTTGTACTATCAGAAGATGCTAATGGCGCTGCTGAAATAACAGTATTGTCTGATCTTACAAATCTTACTCTGTCAGTTCTAGGAAAAGCATGTTGAACATATAATAAGTGTCTTGGTGTTATTAGAGTACCGCCGTATGAAAATACAGCTTCTCCCAATTTTTGAACAACAAGAGCTGTTAATTGATCTGTTAAATCAGCACACCAAAGATTTGGATTTCTTATAAAGGTATTAGTTGTTCGGTTGTAAGTTGTAAATACATTTCTTGTAGATGTTAATGGAGTGACGCTTGTAAGTCTTGATCGTAGCGATGATGTTGATTTTAAACCAAAATCTAATATATTTGAATTTACATATACATTAAATTCACTAGATGCAGATAAAGATGATAAGTTTTTATAAGAGATGCCTAGTGGTTGATAGCGTATATATTGGTTGTTGGCTGTTAGAGTTATGGTTTTTGAATTAATGTAATTTGTATTGTTTAGAAGCCATCTATCAACACCAGAAATGGGTTGAATTTCCGAAGAAAAATTTACAAACCAGTTATCATAATTTGCGCTAAAGGCAGAAAAGGTGGTGTTTAATGGAGCTAGATTACAAAAAATATTATTGACTACTATATCTGGCGCGTATTCAACACCAAGAGAAAAACCTAGTGCAGTATCTTTATATAAATTCGAATTATAAATCCATGATACTTGAGGTGTTGTTTTTAATCTAATATTAAATCCATTTCTTTTAAAATATATTGCTGAAGATGGAGTTGAAGATAATGTAATTGAAGTATTTTTTTTAGTTGCTATTTCTACCCACTTTATACCCTGAGCTTGATTTATAGCTGTTAACGCTGGTATTTCCGTAAAAAAATTCGAACTTGTAGGAGCAGAAAATGTTATATTTTGCAGGTCTGTTAAAAAGCTATTTGTATAATTATTATACCAACCTCCATATATATTTAAATTGTTTGGATATTTCCATCTTGGTCTAGAAGCCTGTATAAGATCATCATTAAATCCTGTATATAAATTATCTGTTTTTTGCGAATAGGTTTTAAATACTTTCGCATTACCACGTGAAGTTGCAAATGGACCACCTACAATAAATGTATCACCAGAACCATTCATCTTAATTTTATTAAATTCACCGTTATTTGTGTTAGAATCTAAAGTTAATCCTTCTTGCACCCAAGTGTTTAAATTGTTGTAAGAACTTAATTGATATAATCTCAAGCAACTTTGATATCCACTATCAGATACATAAAGATTTGAAGTCACTGCTATTTTATCTCCAGCATCATTAATAGATATTTCATTACCAAAACTCTCATTAGTCTGCTGCCCAGTTATAAACTGGCCTACCTGTAACCAATTATTACCACTTAATTCATAAACACTTACTAATCCATTACCACTTTGATTAGAACCTATAGCTATCCTATCACCACTATAATTCATTGATATACCACCGATACCGAAGTATCCATACTCTTCTGCAATACCTGTTATATCTTGCCCTACTTGAACCCAAGTATAATTGCCACTATATGCGCTTAAATTAAAAACCTTAACTATTCCAGAATTATTAAAGCCGTTAACTGCGCGGTAAGGGAAGGATACAGCTATTCTATCACCTGCGTTATTTAAGGACACGTTTGTTCCTGCACTATCTCCACTTTCACCGTCTATATTTTGTCCAATTTGCACCCAAGAATTATTAACATCGAATGAACTTAATTGATATATTTTTACGCGACCAGAACTAGAACCATAACTATCATTAAAAGGTGTACCCGTTGCTAATATATTCCCTTCACCATTCAAATCTATTGTAGATCCAAATTGATCTGCCGCAGCTTCCCCGTCGATATCTTGACCCAACCGAACCCAGGAATTATTACTACCAAATGTACTTAATTGATATACTCTCACATGTCCACTATCAACTCCACCAATATTATCATTCCCCCTTGCTCCTATAGCTACTCTATCACCAATATTGTTTAAAGAAACAGAAAAACCACTGAAATCTCCCGATGCCTCACCATCAATAGTTTGCCCTATTTGACCCCAAGACCCATTACCAGAATAAGAAGTAAGTCTAAATATTCTGGTATATCCGATATCTGTTGTTCTACCATTTGAAGCTCCTACAGCAACAACATCACCCTCAGTATTAATTGATACAGCATCACCCTGTCTATCGAGAAAAAACAATCCAGTGAAAGTGGTACCGACTTGTCTTACAGCGGTATTAGCTAACCATCCAATGCTTTTTCTTAAATCACTTTCATTAAAAATAATATTACCACTATAGGATGTTTCTGACAATAATTCAGGAACTCCTATTCTATAATCTTTTAAAAACTTGTATCTAGAAGCTGTTGATATTCTCATATTAAATTATATCCCAGTTATCTGTTCCAACACAAACTATTTGAGCAGAAGCATATTGATCTAATATATTAGCACTCAAGTCTGCAAAATAACTTAATGATACTGTAGGTCCGCTTGATATGGTTAAGCTGCTTGAACTTGTGTTTCTAATTACAAACGTACTACCAACCTGAAACGAAACATCAGATGAATTAGGTATGATAATAGTATGAGGAGAACTATGAAATTTTCTTATGTAAGCTCCTAAATTAGATAATTGTAATGTATAAGTATCTCCACTGAGACTAAGAACGTTTATAAGAGATCCATCTATTCTAGCTACAGATTCAGAAAGTGCGTTGAAACTTTGAATAGTTGGAACTTCCGATACACTAGGAACATTTAATACATTTCTAGATCCAGAAGCGCTTGAACTTCTTAAAAGATCATCAATATGTTGGCTTACTACAATATCTGACATAATTATATTTAAGGTCTAATATATGTATTTGCACTGTTTGGTTGATAATATGTACTAATCAAATCTGGTTGAATATACATATTTTTATTATTAATGTCATCTATAGAAAATTTATATTTGGAAGATGTCCATCCAGCACTGTTGGCAGTTACTATAGTAAAATCTCCAGATGATCCTGATAAAAAGTTTTCTGGAATTGAAATAGTTACATTATTATCTGTATAAGTAGTTATTAAATTCTCAGGAATTTTATAAGCTGATATGATTGGGAACTTGGCAGTTTTAATTTCTACAAAGTCTAATAAAAACTCCTGTTTTGAAGAACTCAAATACCAAGTATTATTATACCCAAATCTCTTTCCTAATATCAAGAAATTATTTCTTACTGTATAATTAAATCTTGCAGGTGCTAATAAGGGTATTATATCACCAGATACAGAATAATAAAAATTAGTAAATTCTGGATATGCCGATACCATAACAGTATCCGATTCAACATATGACGCAGATAACGATGGATAATCGTCGTATCCTGTTACTCTTGATGCTAAATTTTGATTTATAAATTTAGTATTGACAACATAAATGGGAGCTTCTGGATTTTGTAAAGATGGAAAAAGCCAACCTTTGATAGTGAAAGTTGTATCAGCACTTATTCTATATTTGTCATCTATTCCTAATGTTGTTGGAGTTGTATATGAAATATTTCCAGCCCATTCGATTTGAACTCTCAATTCATCAGTAAAATCTAATCCAAATTCTTCTGGAATTTTCCAAGAAACAACAAAATAGGGATTGCAAACGGTTGCAAAATTTTGAATAATTTGATCAATATCTTCTTTATATTTTGCAATTATAGATACTTTGACATCCATAGTTACAGGTATAGGCATTGGAATTTTACCAACTTTTGAAACATTTCCTAATAATGGTCTATAGATATTTTGATGTTTGTGAACTACTCTATCTGGATCTCTCGATAATCCAGTTTGTTCTATTGAAACCACTGGTAATGTGAGATTTTTCTCTTTTGTTACTATGTCATGGATTACTCGTTGTTTTGGACCATGAATATATCTAACTTGAATTTTAGATTCTGGCGTTTTGGTATTGAAATCATATCTATATACAAACGTATCATCGAATGCTGATGTAAAAAGCATCAATAAATCTAACTGCTCACGATGATAAGAATATTTAATCACTAAAATTATTTAAGATTTTCATCCATTATTGAAGCCTGTCTAAAAAGTATTTGGGTAATTTTTTCTTATTTTTAGCAATAGTATCAAATATACTACCATCTAAAATATAAGTAATGCATTCATCCGCTGTAGATCTTACTCCTCTTCCACAGGCTTGAACTAAATTACACAACATTTTATTAGAATACCAATTTTTATCAATTTTCATCATTCTTTCAACTCTTGGATCTTTTGTAGGCAACCAAGGAGCCTTTAATACAATTTGAAATTTGGCTAAATCTCCTTTCAAATCTACACCATATGTCATGGATGGTGATACCAACACTGTAGGTTTTGAAGTTTTAACATGTTTTTCTAAAATAATATCATTAGATATCCCAAGTTCTCTACATAAAAATCTATCGGTATTTACATTATCTCTAATATAATCAGATATAAATTGAGTATGGGTGTGAATAATTCCTTTTTCTTCTTTATGTTCTTCTAAAATGCCTTCAATTTGTTTACAAATTTTTGGCAATAATGATTTAAGATTACTATAATTTATTTTTTGTGTCGCTAAAATATAAATAGGTGATTTTTCAGAATCAAAAATAGAATCTACTTCAATATATGAATGTTTTGCAATTCCCAACGTATTACAAAAATTAACAGGGTCGATTATAGTAGCACTTAAAAGTATCACATGATCCGCATTATCAAACAAATATTTACTCAATTTATCAATTTTAAGAGGTATGAATTTTAAAATAGAATCGCCGTGTTCGATTATATATTGACTATCATAATAAGTTTCAATTAATAATTCTATACTTTTAGAAATATTTAAAAGTTTAGAATATTCGGATTTCTTTTTATGAAATTCTGAATTTTTAGTTTTTTTGTTTTTAAAATAATCCAAATATAAATCAATGTTTATTTTTATTTCGGATAATAAATTACCAAGCCAAGACAACACATTGATGGCTTTTTCTTCAGATGGAAAAGCTGATATTTTAATTGATGTTTTCTTTAAAAAGATTAAATCAATTTCGCATGTAAATTGATTTACCAATTGTTCTTCTAGCTCTGATGCCTCATCTAATACTAATATTTTTCTTTTCTTTAAATGATCAGGTAATGAAAAATACATACTATAATTCAAAGTTGCAAATTCACTTTTGAGCATTTTATTTCTATCGTTGTAATAACTACATCTATTACAACTCCAGCATTCTTTTTTTAATGTTGGTATATATATACAAGGAGCCACATCAACAGTCAACATATCATCATAATTACATTGATAGTTTGATTGACCTTTCAACACAGATGCAAAATCGAACGAGCTTTTATATTGATCTTGTAACGATTTCGTAATAGTCAAAGCATAAACTCCGAACAAATCCTCTTCATTTACATATTCAGATCCCTTATCTCCAAAAATACTATAATCATCAACCCTTGATTTCCAAGTATCGCTTGGTCCTCCTATGTATTTTGCTAGTGTTGGTGCGAAAAAAGATTTACCAGATCCTGTTGGAGCGTTGCAGACTATGAATTTCTCACCGTTTGAAATAGACTGTTCTATTTTTTTTAGAATCTTAACCTGTGACGATGATGGAGTATATGATTCTGGAAAATTAAGTATTAAGTTAGACATTTCAAATAGCTTAACCTGAAATGGAAAAATGTCAAACTGTTAAAACTTCATAAACAGATAATTATTGTATAATTTAGATGCATTGCCTTTATCGTAAACTAACATTTTATAATAATTTTCATTTGATGGTGGGCAAAATGCACTCAAGCTGTAATCAAACAAAAAGCCATCTTCAAGTTCAACCAATTTAAATGGGTATGGAAGTTCATATTCTTTTTCTATATTGTCGGATAAAATTTTAAATTTTATAAAAAATTGCTTTATATTAAAAACTTTAACTTTTCCAGAACGTACACATTTATTATCAATAGTAAAATTGACATTTTTTAAAATACATTTTTTTAATTGTTGATCGATATTGTTCATTTTAAGTATCCATGAAATTCATTTTTTGAGCAGGTGTCATAGTATAAAGAACTTCATTATAATACTTCCAAAAGGTTTCATCTCCTGGAATAGTTTGAATCAAATAACAATTTTCCATACTTATATTTCTATAATCTTGCATTATAATGTCCCAAGCTACAACTATATTATGTTTTACTTCATCTATCCTTCTAGGAGTTTTAGGAAAACGAAAGTTTAAAGATATCTTTCCATTTGTACTGTTTAAAATTTCAATACTGTTTGTACATAACATTCTTCTCCATTGCGCTCTAGGTGGAACTGGGGCTCTCTCTGGAGTTCTTCTTAAAAAGATAATTTCACAAACGTTAGAACTTACTAGATTTTTTAATTCAGATCTGCTTATTTTTCTTCTACTTCTATTATTGATATTTGTTAAAATTGAATTTTTTGTATTTTTAAAAAATTCAAATGCTGTTTTTACAATATCAGATAATTTAGGAAGATCCATCTAAATTATTTATTGTTAGCTTTATCGTTAACTTTACAAATTCCAAACATCCTCTGTTCATTTATGAACAGTCCATTTTTAATTTTACCATAACCTTCAACTTCTAAATTGGTAATTGGAATTCCCATATTATTAGGGAACACTACAACATCTCCAACTTTAGCATATTGAACTCTGGGTCCATTCAGGATAACCTTTCCTTTTCTCCAAGCATTGTGAACTTGATTTATAGGAACTGCAATTCCTCCTCTTAAAATATACTCCGAACCGTCTTCACCACCATGTAAATCACAATATTCGATTAATATAACATCATCAAATAAATTTGATAATTGATAATCATCTAACCCAAAATCACTGGGTAGCATTTTATCTGAAAGATCTATGTGTGATTTTTGAGGAGCTAAAACATCTATTGAAACTGACATATATAAATTTAATTATATATCATTAGATGTCAAGTTTTCCCATTCTTTTCTTGAATAAAAATCAGGAACTGCTTCGACAATATCTTTTTTTGTCTTTTCCTTTTTATTTTTTTTAATGTAATTAATCTTTTTATTTTTTAATTTAGGAATTACATTTTCATAAAATTTATATTCATCTTCTTTAGTGTAAAAAATATTTTGATATTTATTAATTGTAGAATTAATATAATCTATATATTTTCCATTTTCATAAAATGAAAAATATCTTGTTACCATATAAGGAACAAACTCTTCTAAAGTTTCCGAATCTATTTCCTTAGAAGGATTTTCAAATAATATATGATTTATTGCTTTAAACATTATTCCAATAATTCATCTACAATTTGATAGATGTTTTTTTCTGGTTTAAATCCCAAACTATTCAACTTATTAGTATCTAAGTACATAGATTCGACTTGAACTATTTTATGAAAATCAGTAGCATCCATAATTCCAATTTTACTAGTTGAATTTGTTTTTTCAACAGCGTAATCAATTATAGATTTAAAAACTATAGGAATTCCGCACCCTAAATTATATATTTCATTGAAGTTGCCACGCTCCATTACATATTTGATACCTTTGGCAACATCACTAACGTGTATAAAATCTCTATAAAAATTGCCATTATTATAAAGATTTATATCTTTATTTTCTTTAATCTCACTTATTAAAAATTGAAGAGCGTTTTTCTTTTTAGAAATTTTACCATCAGAATTTCCCAAAACATTTCCAAGCCTTATGATTTTATATTTTATATTAAATGTTTTACAATAAGATTCTAATAATAATTCTGCAGCGTATTTGGTTATTGAATAAAATCCTTTAGGTTTACATATAGAACTTTCAGTTGCTGGTAAATCAGTCTCTCCATAAACGAACCATGAACTTATAAATGTAAATTCTATATTTTTATTTTTACATTCATCCAATACATTCATAAGATGAATTAAATTAGTGTTGATGTCTTTTTTAGAATCTGTCAATACATTGTAATTATCTACCGTACTTATAAAATATAAAACTTTATCACTGATAGGGATAAAAGAATTTCTATCTATAATTGCAACTTCATCTTTAAATTGCTGGCAAAATTCACTACCAACAAATCCAGTACCTCCAAAAACCGATATCATAAATTATTTTCTAAATTTTGAAATTACATCTTCAATATATTCAAACACTGGAGTTGTATAATGAGGAGCAGCACCAATGAAAAATACTTTATCTAAAACTTTATTCGCTTCTGGATATTTTTTATAATCATCCAAGTGTTTGTATCCTGGATGTAACAAAATATTACCAGCAAAATAGTTTCTAGTCTGTATTTTATTATCCTCTAAGTATTTGACTAATTCGGGTTTTAATCCACTTTCTTCACAAATGAACGGAGTTCCAAACCAGCAAGGATCTGCCTTATCTAAGGTTTTAGGAATTTTAACATTCGGAATATTGTTACAGAAAATTTTAGAAATTGTATCTCTAGAAATTCTTCTATTATTTTCAATTTCATCTAATTTTTCAAGCTGAACCAACCCGATAGCACCTTGCATATCCAATGGTTTTAAATTGTATCCCATTTCAGAAAATACGTATTTATGATCAATCACACCATCAAAATTCTCAAGCCAGTTATCGAATCTATTTCCACAAGTACCGCATGGTAGAAGATTGGCAGATCCTACACAATAACAATCACGACCCCACCAGCTTAAACTAACGAAAAGCTTTTTAAGATCGACATCATCAGTGCATACCATACCGCCTTCACCTGTTGAAATATGATGGGCTGGATAAAAAGAATTTGAATAAGCTACATAATATTCATTTAGATATTTTCCATCCCACTTGCTTCCAAGACTATCGCAGTTATCCCCTACAAGTTGAATTCCATGCTTTTCGCTAATTTCAATCAATCTATCCATATCTGGAGGATTTCCTAAAACTGGAGATATAAAAATAGCCTTCGTCTTGTTTGTTATTTTAGATTCAATTTGGTCAATATCAAAGTTCAAAGTGTCCCATTCGATATCTACAAAAACTGGGGTTAGTCTGGTTTGATAAATTACAGAAATTGTAGTTGCAAATCCAACAGGTGATACAATGATTTCATCACCATCTTGCCAATTAAATCTTCTCTTTAAACCAGAAATTAAAATTAAATTGGCCGAACTTCCAGAATTTACCATATGACCATATTTGGTATTGAACCTCTTGGAAAACTGACTTTCAAATTTATGAACTTTTTCACCAGCAGTGATCCATTTACCATTTAAAAATGAATCTAGAGCAGCTTCTGTCTCTTGATTGTCCCAATATGGACCAGAATAATATATCGGTGTTTTACCAGCTTTAAATTCCTTTGCATTGTAGATATAAGGTGAAACGTGATTACCTACCAATGTTTTAATATCTTCTTTTAAAATCATATTCTAAAATCTACCAAATTTTTTTGAAATGTCAAATCATTTAAATAGTTGAATATTTTGGATTGAAAATATAACACTCTAATCTTTCAACAATCCAGGGTGCAAATTCATAATCTATTAAAAAATCTACAACTTTTTTATAAAAATCTCTAGTTCTTAAATGAGCGTGTTCTTTTGTTATTGAAAAGTGACCCCCAGGAATGAATTCATAAAAGTTAGGAGGTTTGTTATTAAAAAATAAATTCCAATATTTATCAGCATCAATATGAAAATCAGCAGATGCATGAGGATGTCCTTTGCTATCACATGAAAGTATATTACCATTTCCATGATGAATGGATGGATATAATTCCCACATAATACCACCACTTGATGATGGTGTCTGTATACTATTCCAATGATATCCGCAATAACCTCCTATTTTTAATTGTTCTTTTTGTATAGTTGGAATATCATTTATAATTTCTATTATATT